CCTGCATTTTGTGATACGTTCCCGGTATCCTTTTTCCTGTTTAGTCCATGTGATTTCCACGTTATTAACACCATTTGGCGGGGCGGTTACGAAAGATACAGTTCCGTTTTTTAAATTGACGGTATAATCTGTGTTTGGTTTTTTTACCTCCGTGCCAACCATGACTTTGTCTACCCGTTCGATTCCGTATTCGGGTAGTTGATAGACGGTTGCTGAACCGTTGCCGGAGAATTTCATCTTTTTGGTTCCAGTAAGGTAGTTAATCCCCTCTAAAATAGATCCTCCTCCAGTCGGCGGGGCGGCGGTAAATGCGGTTGGTACGTAGCCTTCAACAACTTTAAATTTATCTCCATCCCATTGATAGAATTCGTGCCCATCCATGATGTAGACAACATTATTAGCCGCCCAGAATGTGGTAGGGTAAGCGTCTACTATCTCCCCTAACTCTATTTCCTCTATTTCATGGGTTATTGGGTTTTCTTTTAGTTCGTACACTTTCCCGCCACGGGCAAATAAAAAACGGTTTTCGCCTTTGATTTTGCCGTACCACATACCGTTGATTTTTTCACCAGTCGCTTCGTTCAAGGCGCTGTATCCAAACATTTTCTTTAGCTTTTTATCATCGGTTATCATCCAGTTTGACATATAAGATGCTTCGCCCAGTTCAAGGAGGGTTTCGGTTTCGCTTCTGTTTATACCTTTGAATTCGTCTATTGTAAAAAATTGGAGTTCAGCCATTTAACCACCCCTTAGACACGACTTAACCCGTATACGTCTTTTATTTCCAATGGTGCCAAGGGCATCTTAATTGTACTTTCGTCTTTGAGTTCTCTGTATTTCCGCCTGCAAACACTTGCAAGTTCTTCATTCATGTCGCTTATTGCGAATTGTTCAGCCAGATAGTAGGCCCCTGCCTGGGCGGTGATTTCGTCTATTTCAAGGTACTGATCTAATGATTCTATTTTTTTGGGTATAGGCACGTATTTGATACGGATCAGGCCTTCATAAGAGAATNAAACATAAAGTTCGTTGTTGCCCTCCCACTTGTGGTTACCGCCTTCTTCATACTGCCAGTTGGTAAATTCGCTTATTATTTGGGTTTTTGATTTGAAATCATCCGGCATTTTAACACGTATCCACGGTTTATAATCAGGAACATCTTTAGCGGATTTGAATTTATACGGAGATAATGCACGGTTATTGTGCCGGAAATAATAATCTCCGCTGATTTTCATAACAACATTACCGCCATTTGCATNAAGAATTCCTTTTACAGGTAGGAATGAGGTCGTTCCTTCCGGTACTTCAATGTTAATAGTCCCCTCAAATTCGGTTTCTTCGCCATCATTAAAGATATACTTTCCTGTCATGGGTAAGCCGTCCTCTACAAAGGTTATTGTACAGTCTCCATCTATTTCCAAATAAAAACAATACGCTCCAGATGCTGTATAAGTATCGGTTGTACCGTTGTTTTCTTTGATTACGCCCATATGATTGAGGTCGCCTAATAGATTCTGTTTGCGGATAAAATTCATTTCAAATGTTTTATATAGGTCTCCNGACTTGGCCATTTCCTTCTGGAACATGTCCAANAGATACGGTGCTCTGTGCTTGTATTCAGCTATATCACTTTCGGTAATTGTTCCGTTTTCAGAAAGTTCATCCATGATTGCAATGGATTTATTAAAAATATCCTCGGCCTTTACCATTTAATCACCTCCTATAACAAAATAAGGGCAGAGAAATCATTCCCTGCCCATGGTGAGTGCAGTTTATTTTTTATCTTTCTTTTCAGTTTTTTTGTCCTCTTTTACAGGCTTTGCCCCATACCTTTCTGCCAGCTTTTTAAAATCGTCTCTGATTTCGACTATTGCACCGTTTGGAAATTTTAACTTCACATTATCACTTCCTTATACCTCTTCCTCATGTTTGGGTGGTTACATCTTTGTGAACAAATATTGCATCTTTCTTGGCAGTAAGTACGAAGCAGTCATAGATAACACGTCCCTCCACTAGCCACAAATATGTTATCGTTAGGCTTTTTATCCTAACTTCTTATGGTTTCCCATAAGTTCAGCATACATTTTCACCTTTTTAAGGTGTCGGACACTCGTGGGTGCATTATATTCTGTGCAATAAAAAAGCACAGGTTCAGCACCTATGCGTTACGGTGGTTAAGGCTCTTTAGTTCCTTAACTTACCTCGGAATTGCCTTCAAGCCGCATCCAACTATCAAACTGTCCTTGTTGGTAGAAGTCAATAGATGCGTTGTTAAGGGTTCTTCCGATTTTGCCCGATTATTCACTAACATATCACTATGTTAGGCGGCAAGCTGTTTACCGTTTATCCCTGGAGGGTTGTTGTGGATCTTGTAATCTTCTAGCTTTTTGGGGGATACGGAACATCTGGGNTGAAGCAGAATGAAGTTGTGGTTATCAGGGAAGTAGGTGGAAGGTGCCATTATAATTTTAACTCCATCCACTTCTCCAACTTGTCCGTTGATTAACATTTTTTGAGACAGATCGCCAGCCTTAATAAACGCAGAGTCTTGCTTCAGGAGGCTGTAATACCGAGGTGTTACATAGCATATTCTTCCCTTAACAGGCACCTTGTCCTCGTGTAGTGCTTCCTGTGCTTCGAGGAATTCTGTATAAGCGTTGGTGGGGCCGATTTGTGCCTGTTTTACGTGCCCGTTAGCGGCAGCAACCACAGCCCATGCGTTCAATCTGTAAGCATCAATTTCAGGCACTACTACCTCTTTGATCTGCCTTGCCAAAGATTTACCCGCTTCCTTCACCATAAGCTGTTCGGTGTAGTTACCACGGTCAATGGTGTAAGTAAAGGAACGGTCTTGGGTCAGGCTGTAATCTGTCTTAACGTCCTCCAGCTCTGCAGGAGTGCCATAGCGGCTGGTTCCTTGTCTGGTATAATTGTACATGGGTGCGGTGTCAATGTTGTATACGGTGATGGTCTTTACACCGGTCCAGTCGTATTCCTTATTAAGTCCAATGTTCTCGGTCAGTGATTCAAGCGAAAATCGCTCGTCAACCTTTTTACTATATTTGGTTGCCAAATTAACTGCCATTTAAAATCATCCTTTCTATTCGATTGAATCAAAGCCCTCAAGGAAAGGATCACTCTTTTGGGTATCTGTTGACCCGTGCTGGGTTACCCCTCCGACAGGGGCTTGATTCTTGTTTTTTTCTTTTTGTTTCAAGAGTTGAATTTGTTTCTGGAGTTCTTCATTAACCTGCTGGACATACGCCGTTGTAAGATCCATTCCATTTTTTACCTTCTCCCACGTTTCGGGTTTGATGTCTTCTGGTAGGACATCAGGGAAGGCTTGTATGAATCTCTCGTACATGGCATGTGTTTCTTGTTGCTTTTGGATTGCTTCCTGTTCCCGCTGGAGCCTTTCTCGCTCTTGGTTAAGCTCATGCTCCTTCTGGATTTGTTGAGGAGTCAATCCTCTCTGTTGGGCTGTCAATTGGTAGTAGTTTTGATATAAAGCATCAATCAACTGTTCATCGGACTGGTAGCCGAGAAGTTTTGATATTTCTTCTATCTTTTGATACTTTGACAGCCTTGGATCGTTTTGGAGGGCGTTGTACCTCTCTAGGAGCTTGTCGTAGTTCATTCCTTTTTGAATGAGTGGTACTGCTTCATCCTCCGGAATCTCCATTTCCTCATGGTTGTACTTGATTTTAATTTTGTAGGGTTTTGTATCCGCTTCCGGTGTGGTATCCTCTGCGGGTTCTTCANCTGCCTGTGGTTCGGCAGGTTCTTCATCTGCCTGTGGTTCGGAAGGTTCTTCATCTGTAGTGTCATCGTCAGGAAGAATGATGTCCTCATCAGGCAGAATTACATCATCTTCCTCTGCAAATAGCTGTAAATTCATTTTGAATAAATCTTTCATAAACAATCTCCTTTCGCTATGGTTGGCGAATTTTTTGTATTAAAAAAGCACTCTGGTGTGAGTGCTTGGCTAAACCATTCTTTCTTGAAAAGGATATATACTTATCTTCATCCCACCTTGTTTCTTACTGTTGTCACTATTTTTAGC